GCGGAAGCCCTTCCAGGTCAGGCCGTCGAATACTGCGTAGTTGCCAGCCGCGTCGCGGTAGCCGTCCCACATGTAATCGACGTACTGACGCTGAACATCTTCCACGGAGCCGCGCTGTGCGTCAGCCTGAGACTGAAGCGCTGAGGGGCTGTTGAAGATTGGGTCACGCCAGTTGAACTTGAAGCCTGAATCGTGGATCGGAACCATCGTGCCGTCGAAGGTGTAGACGCGAGCGTCAAGCGCTGCGCCAATCTGGCCGGACATTGATGTGTGTGCCCAACCACGACCGCCGGTGCGGGCGTAGTCGTAACGGGATTGCTCGATACGTACAGAGCGGGAAAGCGGCATCAGGTCGTTCAGCAGAGTGAACTGCGTGTTGGGTTCGAACTGCTGTGTCACGGTGGTATCGTACGCACGGTACAGGCGACGGATATCATCAACCGCGTTAACGGCGTTCAGCGTCGGAGTATCTTCAGCAGCGCCACGCCATTGGGTGCGAGACAGGAAATCAGCAACCGCCTGGGCGGTAGCGTTACGTTCGGCCTGCAGCGCGCGGAACTGAGCCTGGTTTACTTCCAGGTTGCCAGTCTTCTCGCCAAGTGATTTGGAATATACAAACATTAATCGGTCTCCTTACTTGACCACTACGCGCAGCAGGTCGCCTGCAGCAACAGTTGTCGCTTTGTCTTCTTCCACGAACAGGACTGCGGATGCAGTGCCGCCGGAAGTGACGCGACCGTTAGAGATAGCCAGTGCCTGGCCTTTGTTATAGGTGCCGGCAGCAGCGCGAACGTTCAGGAACATGCCAGGCAGTAACTGAATGCCGACGACCAGCTCGTTAGCAGGAATGACGTCATCGACGCCCATGCAGCGCAGATAGTCATAGTTCGCCACATACAGCACAGCGCTTTCGCCGCCGTTGGTGGATGCGGTGAATTTGCCGTTGGTGAATACGCCGATGGTGCCCGGCTGAGTCGCTGCGGCTGCCCCGCCTTCGCGGTTCAGAAGCGGGTTCGGGAATACGCCACCCGCGTGAATTACGTGTTTACCGTCTTTAGCCATTTTTATTACTCCGGCATCTCAGAGAAGGGTTTATCGGTGGAATGGTTGAATGCGCCGGACAGGCTGCGAGTGGTAGCGCACTGTGCATACAGGCCATCCAGAGCTGCGCCGTCGAGGGCGTTGACTGCCATATCGTCGAGCTTGAACTTGGCTTTCACCGCTTCGCGCTTGGTCGCTTTTTCCTGGTCGGCGTTAGCAGTCAGGCCGGATTCGATAGAGCTCAGCTTGTCGGCAAACGGCTTAAACCATGCCGGCGCTTCTTCGCTGTTAGTGGCTTTGTCTTTGGCTGCCTTTTCTTCGGCCTCTTTCTTCTCGCGAGCGGCCTTTTCTTCCGGCGTCTCACCTTTAGAAGCTGCTTTCTCAACAGCCATCTGGTTGAACGCATCCAGCAGCTCAGCTTCTGATTTGCCTTCTGTCGGCTTACCAGCTGCTTTCAGCGCATTGATAATCATGTCTTTCATCGGATCTCTTTCTCCGTTGGTTTTAATTTCGTACTCAGGTGGTTTGCGCACGACTTCTACAGGTTCGCCGACGAATTGAGCCTTGCCGTCATCGTCGATGAGGTACTTCTGTTTGAAATATTTATCTGCATCCCGATAAACGAAGGAGTCCGGCCATACGCTTTCCGGCCATACCCAATCATCGTTGTCACGACCCTCACGGAGCTTGTCGCTAATAGCCCGCTGGATATCGTCGAATGAGAAATTTGATGCGTTGGTAAAGAAGAATTTGGTCTTGTTAAGCAGCCCTTCCCTAGTGCAGTTAGATGCCTGCGCGAGGTCTGCGTTTTCTACGCTCACTTCCTGTTGGGAGTTGTCTGCGTTAACGAAGATGCCGACGCCCTCTTCAGGGGTTGCGGCTCCAGGCTCATCGAGAAGAATGGCTACGTGGTCGAACTGCATGTTGCGGGCGACCCATGAGTAGCTTTTACCCTTCGACTTGCCGCTGTTCTGCTCGCGGCGCAGAAGAAGACCGGTAGATACGTGAATCGGCTCGGCGTTTGAGTTGGCCTGCAGTTCATCAAGACGCTCGATAAGGCGTTTACCCTTCTCGCTGGACTGAGCGATACGCTTGTTGACCTTCATGTCCATGACGACACGGTCGCCGTCTTTGCGGACGTTTTCAGCCCATGCGCCGACGTGGAACTGATTAACCGCTCGCGGGTTAGTGGCGCTGACGTGCTCGTTGCCAATCTTCGGATGCCCGAAAGGCATCGGGTTGCCTTCGAGCGTTTTAAAGCTCTTGTTAATCTCCTCAGCCGGATACAACCCGCCATTCATGACAACGTCATCCACGACAGGCACGACGCCACGAATGACGATATGCTCGTCACCGTCGATGGTCTCAGTTGAGATATTTGAAGAGTTGATGGCGAGGGATTTCACGTGGATGCTGGATAGCTTCACGTTGCTTCCTCTTAATGAATTTTGTTTTTGCGCGCCTTGCGGAGTTGCTTCTTGGTTGGTTTGGCAGGAAAGAAGTGGCATAAGCACACATTCTCAATGTTTCCATTGTCCCACCGCATCTCTATAGGCTTTGAGTAAACCCAGCCTCGAATCGGGAAATTAAGGTCATAAGCTAATTGCCACATAGCGGCCTCATTGGTGGATTTCAGGCAATAAAAAAGGCCGCCGTGGCGACCTGTTAAAATTCATGATGGGTTTTTTGTAGTATATCCATATCTATCAAGAGCTATGCGTCTGATATGGGCTTTCTCCGTCTCAGAATCCCAACGGTCAAGCAGCCTGTCGTGCCTAACAAGCCCCTGAGCTTTTGCTGCCAGCCTTTCCCGTGTGGTGCTGAGCATTGCTGCATACTCATAGTTTTTTCGCAGGACTTCCTGAGCGTATGCGGCATCGAAAGGATAAATCATTACTTAACCCACCTCTTACGCTCTTCTTCGAGCTTCTCCGTAAGGCCTTTGTTGAACAGGTTGCCGTCATCATTAAGTAACACGGGGATCTGGCTGCAATAGCAGTTGTACCGGTTGCCATTCTGCGCGTAGAAGGCCTCCACTTCTTCCGTGGTGAAAGTCTTACCGTGTCGCGCGGCGTGCCAGGGGCGTGTCGTCGACTTCAGGGCTGATATCCACAACAGCGCAGTGTTAAGCCCCAGCCTCTCCTTCGACCATTCAGCCTCAGACCACTGAGCCTGCCTTAACGCTCCTACCTGCTCAGTCTGCGCTATCGTCTTGGCGCGGCTCATCGAGACATCCAGGCGCTTACTAATCAGGCTTGCCGTCTCGCGTGGGTTAACGCCGCGACCTATCGCATTAGCTACGATGTTCGACAGGTCAGCGCGGGCGGCATCAGTTATTCCCCGCCATTCGCTGTAAGTGGAGATATAAGCAGCTGCCACCTGATTTTGATACGCCGGGCTACTGAGTAGTTGCTGGAGCGTTGTGGACTGCTCATAGATAGCCGATTGTGCTGACAGGTTCGTGAATGCCTGCAATGTGCCGCGCTGATACTCATCAGAAACGTACTGAAGCGCCCAGAGGTTGTTGCTCCCACCTTCGAGAAGATAGTCGTCCAGAATCGTTTCTATGCGCACTAGCAGGTCAGACAGTTGCTGTGGCGACATATCGTAGATGAAGGTGCCAGCATTCACCTGGTAGAGCGTGTCCGGCTTACTGCCGTCTCTCGCCAGAATGTAACCGTAGAGAGAATTGCCACTACGCTCTCTACCGACCAGATACAAATCGAGCAACTGCTTCAGCGCCAGTTTTATCTGGTAATAGCGATTCTCGATATCCCGGAACATCCTGTTAACCGGTCGGTAGGACTGCGTGGGGTCGGCTTTATTGCGCGGAATTATTGGGCTTCCCGGTCGTTGTCGATTGTTCAATTGGCTCACCTGTCAGCGGGTCTGTCGTTGCGGCTCCGGCAGGCTCTTCTGGTTCACTGATTGGTTCAAGCTCACCGACAGCGCGGATTTCATTCTCCGTTATCGCCGGAGTGCCGAACGCAGCTTGAGTGTCTTTGGCAACGGCTGCCATCGCCTGCATATTTGCGATCTTCTCTTTCTCACTCGGCGCGAGTAGGTCAGACCATGCGAGCGTAACCTCGCCAGACTTCGGCGGGTCGATGACGCCAATCTGCCAGAAGCGCTCAATGACGCGGGTGATGAAGTCAGACATGAAACCCCAGCGGCGACCATTGCAGCGCTTCGCCCAATCAGTTTTGTCCTCATCCGAGGCAAGACGCCCGGTCTGCTGACCAAAGAGAATGGTGAACGGACACTGAATCGTCGCGGCAAACTCGTTAGCTGCTACTGTCCATGTAGGAGTCGGGTCAGCGGCTGCGACTGACAGGACAGACGGCGCGCCAGCCTGCATGACCAGTGCCGAATCCGTACCGCGGTTCATCCTGGAGATCTTGTCATTCAACGCTTCGCCGAGGTCTTTGAAACCTGCCTTCTCTGCCTGCTCTTGAAGGTTTTGCATGTCAGTATCTTTGTCAAACGCGATACCAAGCTGTCGACTCGCATTCTTCAGGAAGCCTTCAGCGCTACCACCTGACGTCTTCTCAATATCGAGGAGCTTGTTGTACCCGGCGCGCAACAGCGGGATGCCGGAGAGCATATTCTCGTCTTCGGCTCCTTCACAGAGAATGATGACGCGGCTCGGGTGAACCTGAACACTGCGCACAGGACCATAAGTGCCGTCATCGCCGACTGGCTGCTCATTGAAGTTGTACATCACGGGTTGCCCGTAGGTTTCCGACATTGTATCTGTGTCGAAATTTCCTGGCTTAATCTGAGCTTCCCATGCGGGGATAAGCTTAACCACTGCCTTCAGGCGCTCGGTGCCGAGAGACCTGATGTAGTCGGCGTTGATCGGGTCTTTCCATTCGCGGCCATCCTTAACCTGAATTAACAGGGCCGAATAGCGCCCAACGAGGTTGCGGCGGTCGGCGTCTTTCAGCTTCGACCAATGGCGTTTGAGAAGCTTTTGAACGGTGCGCTCCCATTCGGTGGTCTCGCCAGACTCATCCTTCTCTTCGCCGTCAATGATGGTGGGATTATCGACCCAGCAGGATTCCAGCAGCTTATGCACCGCCGCATGAGCAACGGCATTACGCTCATAAGCACGATAGTACTGGTCGAATCCAACCTCGCTCGGATATCCGAACTCATCCCACAGCTTTGTGCGCTTGGTGTTTCCGTTCTGTCCATTGGCGTACAGCATTCGTTGCCGCCCTATCGCATCAGCAAGGGCGTTCACGAGGAATGAAACCTCGCCTTGTTGTTCACTCACTGATGAGCTCCTTAGAAGAAGATTGCGCCTTTAGACTGGCCGCTTAATTCGGTCATCGCCCATACCAGCGCATCGAGGCGGTCGGGTGACTTTTTAGAGGTGGTTGGCACGTACTCCATCTGCTGGTTTTCCAGTTGATAGAGATTGCCGCGGTGGGCTACGCGACCCTGTGCATACAGAGCGGATATTGGCTCTGCTCGCGCGAACTTACCCTTGCTCGCATGGACGCGGATAATTCGGTCTTTGAACCCGGCATTGCGGAGCGTATCCTCTGCCATGTCACCGCCCTGGTTGGTTTCAATCACAATAGCGTCGGCGTCATGCTGTTTGTAAGCGTCCATTGCTCGCGTTGCCCATCCATTAGGGGAATATTTGCCACTGTAGTCGCCGTCGGCTGAATACTGTCGCTTATCTCCTGCACCGTATGAGCTTGCGGCCACAATCCCTGTCTCATCGCTCTCTTCGCTGTTTGTTGCCTGCGGGTCGATAGCGATAACCGTTCTGGATAGCTGCTCGGTGATGTTCAGGGCGCGTGCTGCTGCAATCATCTGCTCTGTCCACAGCGCGCCTTCTGCGTTGAACCTGCGAGGGTTCTGCATGTACTGCGCTTCTGCCGTCCGGCGATGAGAAAACAGCGCTGTGCGGTGGCTCTCATTGTGTTTGAAAGGCCAGAGCCAACCATCAGGCAAGCCGTGCTCAATCGGTATGGCGTGACTGTTGTCCGGGTACTGCTCCTGATAGGAGCGGCTGTTGTCGATAATTACCGGCAGGTTCAGGTGGTGCCACATCTCACCACTACCGCCGCGCAGCAGATAGCCGCTCAGGTCGTGGTAGTGGATGCGCTGCATGATGACTATCATCGGCGTGGTTTCGATAGCCAGACGCGATTTAATCGTCTCGTTGAAGCGGCTGTTTACACCGTCACGAACCGTTTCGGAATAGGCGTCATCGGGTTTAACCGGGTCATCGATAATTAGCGCCCCCTGCCAGCCTGGCTCCATATGGCCGGCACGGAAGCCCGTTACCTGTCCTGCTGACGATGAGGCATACACACCGCCGCCATACTCCGTCCACCACATCGCCTTACTGTCAGCATCGTCACGCAACTCCATCGGCCACATCGCCTGGTAGGCTTGCGACTTAATCATGCTGCGGGCTGTGGATGAGTTCAGCAGTGCGAGGTTGTGCGAGTAGGACAGGTGCATGAAGCGTGCGCGCTTATTCAGCGCCAGACCACGACCCATCATGTTGATGGTTGCCAGTTCTGTTTTCGTGTAGCCAGGCGGAACGTTTATGATCAGCCGGTTAATCTCGCCATCTATCACTCTGTCCAGCGTTTGCTGAATCACCTTGTGATGAGGTGCCACTATCATCTTGCCGCCAGTGCGCTGCTTGAAGAAGTAGCGTGCAAAGTATAGGCCGTCCTCTTCGCATTCTATCCGGCGCGCATAGTTCTTTTGCTCAGCAGTCGTCATCCTCCAACATCTCCCGCCGGGCAGCTTTGTATTCATCTTTCGATAGTGCGGCAACTTCAATCGGGCCGCCGTTCTTACCGGTATGTTCGTGAGCAGCCTGCTCTTTGAATGCCATCACACTAATGTGTTTGCCGAGAAGCTCAAGGTTCTTAACCTTGTCAGGCCACTTAATTTTCTTCAGCAAGGCGGAACTATCGGCGGCGGCCATCTCTATGACGTCAATTCCAGAAAGTGTTGTGCGCCATACCTTCGGCCAGTCCTTAATCGGCTTGATTTCCCCGTTAGCTAGTAGGATGTCAGCGACGTCCATCTGGTCGATATCAAACAAGCGTTTCAGCACATAATCAGCATCAACCTCGACCCGATCATTGCGCTCTGCTTTAAGTTCGGAGATTCTGGACTGGATGTTAAGTTTCGCTAAGTTTTGCGAGCCTTGTTCATTGGCGGTCTTTTCGCTGTACCCCGCCCGAATAGCCGCTTGCGTAGCGTTCAAATCGATGAGGTACTCGCGACAGAACATTTCTTGCTTGTCTGTGAGTGCCATGATTCTTCCTAGTTAAAAGGAGTTTTCATGTCTACAGAATCACTTCTTGATGCGATGCTGCAACATGATCGTTTTCATAATCAAAATACGATGGTTACCGGCATAGCCCAGAGAGCGGTTGATCATGGTTACGACAGCCTATCTGCAAAGCAAAAGGCCGTTTTGGAACCGTTTTTAACCGAGAAGTGTGATGGGGTTACTAACCCCGGCGGACATCATAATGATTGTCATGCACTTCTTGAGGGCGATGAGTTAGAAAGCGCTGTTGAAAATGAAATGTATTATGGAGGACTTTTGTGTCCTTCCTGCGTTGACGAAAAAGAACGGTACAGGGCTGAATGGGAAAAGATTCAGCGTGAGTAATATATAGCTATGCTATTTGGCGGCCAGTTTTGATTCGGTCGCCATAGTCATTCCTTACGATGTTTGTTCGTCTTTACTAGGCTCGGGCACGTATTCCATCTCCTGCACATTATCAGGTGCCAGGTATACCCATGAGCCGTCCTCGCGAGCGATGCCGATGAAGCCGTTAATAATCTCTGGCTGAGATCGCTTCATCAGACCTTCATGCGTTTCGCCTGTTTTGGTTTTGACTGTGATGCGGTAGGTTTCAGCCATGTTTACTCCAATAAAAAACCGCCCGGAGGGGGCGGTTATGGGTCACTCGATTGGCTGTATCCAATGAGCTATTTCGATTCCATTTTTATAAAAGGCTCGATAGATGCCAATAGGTTTATCTGGTTCTTTAATGTGCGGGTCTACAGAGAAGTCAATGACTCGGTCGTGCAGGTCAAAATTATTCAGGTCGCTTTCGTAAATTATCTGATTATCCTCGAATCTCATCGCAGTATCCTAATCCAGCGCCATTTGAATAATTATACCATTATCTAGCCCACTGGCAGCTGGTATTTTTTGTAATGGAGAGCCGTTGTGAAAGAGGCTCTCACCTCTTCTTAAGCTGCCTGGTCATCAAGCTTGTGGCCTGCCAGTAATGAGGCGATCCATTGAATGCCACGCGGAGTGAACTTGGCCTGAGTGAAGGCATGGCCGTTGTTCTGGTTCTCTCCGGTTTTCATGGTGAAGCGGCCGGCATCGAGATGCTGAGCATAGGGCGTCAGTTTTCCGGCCAGGCGATACATAATGCCCTGCTCTATCAGGAACAACCGGAAGTCCGTTTCTTTCACCTTCAGCAGTTTTGCTGCTTCACGGAACCCCATCGCGCCGGTTGCCTCGACGTAGTTATCAACGAATTCGACTTTAGGCGCGGCAATAGCGAGCTTGTTTTCCAGTTGGGCATTCTGCTCTGCGAGGTCTGCCGCGAGGCGTAGCGCCTCTGGAAGCGTCTGCGGAATCTGCGGACCGTGCATCACCTTCAGCTTTGCCAGCACTGAGCGCCTTACAGCCTTTGACTCTCTCATGCCTACCAGCATCATCTGGTCAAAGTCGAGATCGTAATAAGCCGTTTGAGTGTGGTTATTGTTTAACCGGAATTTTTTTCCGGTTCCGTCCAGCTCCAGCTCATCCTCAATTTTTGCCAGAAACTTACGTGGCTCATGAGGTGTTTCGCCGGCTTCTACGCGGGCCGGGTTAATAATGCTATTCAGGAAGTCCAGGCTGCTCATGGACACTTCACGTTCTACGGAGATCATCTCTTTCATGGCGATTACCTTTTAGAAAGTTGAGCCTGTTCGCACAGAAAAGCCGCCCCGAGATGGTCGCCACCATATACGGCAGTTCTCAGGCTCAGCTTTCTGAAAGACTCGGGAATGTTATGCGCTGCGACGCGCGTTTTACTGCGGACATAAAAAAGCCCCGCATTCGCGAGGCCGATATTGCTTTGTTGCTGATAATGATTCTTCGTGTGGGTTGTCATGGTCGCAGGCTTCGCGATTCCTCCCGGAATGGCTAGCCCACTTACGGCTTACCCGTCAGCCAGATTGCGATCACCATCCTTACGGGGTTACACAATTTATTTGAGGCACTGCTGCCGGATGTAGTCCTGCAGGTAGTTAACCTGTTTGGTTACTGTTTCGATTCGCTCTCTGAGGGTGAAATAATCCCGTTGAGCGGAGTCTGTAAGTCGGGCGGTGGAAGCATCGCCCATGCTGCCGGCGCCGGTCGATCCGTTCGCGGTGCAGGTTGCGTTGAGCTGCAGCCGACGCTTGCCAGTAGCAACATCGCGCTCAAGCTGATTGATAGTGCTCTGAGCATCTGCAAGCTCCTGTGTGTACTTGGCGTCGAGCGCTGCGACATCGCGCTGGCGAGTCTGCATATCTGTGATAGTGTCTTTAGCCAGATTTAATTCACGATTAACTTTGGTTAAAGATGCCTGCGATTCTTTGAGCGCTGACCGGTAATGACTGGCGATGACGATGACGATTGCCAGTAGCAGAGTCATTATGGCGAAAAGGATGAGCTTCCCGTTAAATGTCATTGGCTTTATCCGCCCTGCATAGCTCCCGCTCAATATCCCTGCGAGTTTGCAATCCCTTCCACTGCTTACCACCCGCCCACGTCCATTTTCGCAGCTCGTCGCAGGCTCCTTTTCTGTCGCCATTGTTGAGCTTTTTTAGCAATGTTGATGAGCGGAAAGCGCTTACCCCTACGTTGTAGGTGAACGAATAGAGCGCGGCGCGCTGGTAAGTGGACAGCGGAACCTTGACTGAGGCATCCACGGCTTTGACAACCGGCTGCATGTGCTTATTCAGAAGGTCATCGCATTCCTGCTTTGTGTAGACCTTGCCCATCTTCACATCAGGGCCGGTAATGCCTGCACACACAGTAGGAATGCCGACAGGATCGAGGTAAGGCTTGTATTTAACGCCTTCCTGGTCCTGTATCAGGACGCCAGCGATAAATGACGCCCCGCCCGCCGCAGCTGCAACCAGTGCAGTACGTAGTTTCGCTGGTATCAGCATGGTCTCACCTATGGCGATAGTTCCTGATCGATGTCTTTGACGATTTTGGCACCCTCGGAAATGTTCGTTACATCACCACGGGCATATGCAGCTTTGAGGATTTCAGTTCGCTTACGGTCTTCCTCAATCGCTGCTTTGTTCTTTCGGTCGTTTGAACGATATGTCAGCCAGGTGAATGTCGCCGTTATGACAAATCCCAGGGCAAACAGAACATCCTGAAGAGTCAACATGGCGAAGAATCCCGTTAGACCTGACCAGAAATACGACCAGAATCCGTTGTTGGTATTCATACGTAGCATTTCTCACACCTCCGGTAATGGAAGTGCTGTGGTGTAGTTAGGAAAGGCCAGCGAGGCATCGGATGCGAGGGTTCATCTGTGA